ATGGCCTCGGGCATTCCGGGTGACATCTCGCGCCAGTCGCAGGCCACGGTCGAATCGCTGATTCTCGACTCGACCAACCCGTTCGCTGGCTACGGCCTGTTCGGCAAGATCGCCAACGGCAAGTTCGTACCGGTGGGTGCTGGTGACGTAGCTACCGCAGTCTATGGCCTGCTGGTGCGTCCGTATCCCACCACGGGCGGTGCCGCTTCTGATCCGCTTGGCACCGCCACGCCGCCTACCAAGGGCGTAGCGGACGTGCTGCGCCGCGGTTACATGACCGTCAAGAACAACGCTGGCACCCCGGCGCTTGGCGGCGCCGTGTACATCCGTGTGGCGAACGCCGCAGCGGGCAAGCCTATCGGCGGTATCGAGGCAGCTGCCGATAGTACGAACACCATCGCTGTCACGGGCGCCATCTTCACGAACGCCGGTGATGCCAACGGCAATGTCGAAATCGCCTTCAACATCTAAGGGGCTACCCAGAATGAGCAAAATCATCCTCCCGCGCATGGCTGCCGCGGCCGCGATCGCCATGGTCAACGCCCCGGCAATCATCCGCGCTCGCACGCGCGACAACATGCTGACGTTCGATAGCCGCACGATCGATAGCACCGGCGCCTTCCTGATCGGCGAGCTGGAACGGCTGGACCAGACGCTGCACGGTCCGCTGGCGTCGGTCACCTGGTCGCGCGACATCGACCTGCGTGAAGACGTGTCGATCGCCGACGAGACCTCGTCGTTCACCAACTCGTCTTTCGCGGCTGCTGGTGGTGCATCGCCGAACGGCAAGTCGTGGATCGGCAAGGACGCCTCGGCAATTCAGGGTATTGCGCTGGACATCGGCAAGACGGCCAACCCGCTGACGCTGTGGGGCATGCAGGTCGGCTGGACCATCCCCGAACTGGAGTCCGCTCAGAAGCTTGGCCGACCGGTGGATCAGCAGAAGTACGCCGGCATGCAGCTCAAGCAAAACATGGACGTCGACGAGCAGGTCTACATCGGCGATACGGTGCTGGGTGTCACCGGCCTGGTGAACAACGTTGCTGTGACCAACCTCACGAACGCGCAGACCGGCAACTGGGCTACTGCTACGCCGGATCAGATTCTGGCTGACGTGAACGAGCTGCTCACCAGCGTCTGGGCTGCCTCCGCGTATGCCTACTGCCCGTCCGAGTTCCGCCTGCCGCCGGCCAAGTTTGGTCAGCTCGTGAGCGCCAAGGTCAGCAGCGCCGGCAACATCAGCGTGCTCGAGTACCTGAAGCAGAACACGATTTCGAACTCGATCAACGGCCGTCCGCTGAACATCCAGCCGCTGAAGTGGCTCTATCAGCGCGGCACCGCGAACGCGGACCGCATGATGGCGTACACCAAAGAGCAGGACAAAGTCCGCTTCCCGCTGGTGCCGCTGCAGCGGACCCCGCTCGAGTATCGCGACATCCGCCAGCTCACCACGTACTTCGGCCGCCTCGGCGTGGTCGAAGTCGTGTACCCCGAGTTGATTGGCTACCGCGACGGCATCTAAGGGGGCGTCATGGCAAAGGTCAAGATCTACGTCGAGAAGGCGTTCAAGCTGCTGGGCGATGACGGCAAGCACACCGACTACCCGGTCGGCAATCACACCGTCGAAAAGGAAACCGCTGAACACTGGTTCGTGAAGGCGCACACCGGTGACGAGCCGCCGACCAGCCCAGAAATGGATGCTGAGCTGGCAGAGCAGCGTGCGGCGCTCGACTCTGCCGCCCAGTTTCTGGAGGGCAAGGCTGAGCAGCTGAAGGCGTTCCAGGAAGCACTGGATGCCCGCGCCAGTGCTCTGGCCGACGGCGAGGAAAAGCTGGCTCAGCGCGAAGCCGATCTGAACGCGCGCGCTGACGCGCTGGATGCCCGCGAGGCAGCCATCGCCGAGCGTGAGAAGGCAGCGGACGCAGCGGCCAAGCAGACAAGCAAAAAGTAAGGGGTATGATGCCTCGCGAGGGGCATCAGCCAACCACCTATGACACCTGAACAGTTCCGACAGGACTTTCCCGAGTTCAACGACACGACGAAGTACCCGGACGCGACAGTGCAGCTCTGGCTGACCGTCTCCATATCGCTCGTGAACCCGGACCGCTGGGGCGTCCTGACGGATCAGGGCATCGAGCTCGTGACGGCCCACCATCTGGCGCTCGCCAAGCGTGACCAGGACGCTGCGGCTGCCGGGGGCACACCCGGCGAGGTCAAGGGGCCGACATCTTCCAAGTCCGTCGACAAGGTTTCGGTGTCCTATGACACCGGCGCAGTGACGCTACAGGACGCTGGATTCTGGAACCAGACTACCTACGGTGTGCGCTTTCTCACGATCGCGCGGGCCATGGGTGCCGGCGGTCTGCAGCTATGAGGCGGCACTATGGTCGAAATGAAGGTGGACAAGCTCGGCGCCGTGATCGGCGCCATTAATGAGCTAGTGAAGAAGGACGTCCTCGTTGGCGTGCCATCGGCCAAGGCCGAGCGCAGGGACGAAGGCGAGCCCATCAACAATGCGTCGATCGGCTACATCATGGAAACCGGTTCGCCCGTCAACAACATTCCGGCACGCCCGCACCTGATTCCCGGTATCAAGGACGTGCGGGACAAAGTCGCTGATGCCCTAGGAAGTGGCGCCAGTGCGGCGCTGTCTGGTTCTCGGCAGGGCGTGAATGCGGCGCTCAACAAAGCCGGGCTGATCGGCCAGAACGGCGTGCGTGCGAAGATCACGGACGGCCCGTTCGCACCGCTTTCCGAAGCGACCCTACGCGCTCGTGCGCGCCGCGGGCGGAAGGGCGCAGCTGCCGAGCTGGCCAGCCGCGCCGCTGGCAACCAGCCCGACAATGCGAACGCCAAGCCGTTGATCGACACCGGCCAGTATCGCCAGTCGATTACCTACGTGGTGAGGGACAAGTAATGCCACTGCTCGACGTCTCGGACATCCTGTTCGATCCGGACTTTGCCGACCTCACCCTGACCGTCACGCGAAATGCGCAGACGGTAGGGAACGACGGCATCGCGGTGGACACACCCACCACCACGCCCTTTGTTGGCGTGGTGACCAGCTCGACCGGTTCGGTGTTGCATCGGGTCGCCGAAGGCGCTCGCATCAGCGACACGATCCTAATCCACACACGGTTCAAGCTCATCGACGGGCAGGCTGGCTACGACGCCGACATCGTCAACTGGCAGGGTCTGCAATGGACGGTGACCAACGTCAACGACTACAGCACGTACGGCCGTGGCTTCGTGGCCGCGACGTGCACGCTGAAGCAACTCTCGGGGTAAGACATGGCTGATAGCTCGACAGGGGGATACCTCTCGCCTGCCGTGGCTTCGCCACCGCTTGAGGACGCGGCGCTCGACGCGATCTTCCAGAAGATGATCGTTGGCATTACCGGGTTGCCCGGGAACATGGTCCGGCCACGCTGGCAGGCCACGGTCCCCAAGCAGCCCGAGGCGACTGCGAACTGGTGCGCGCTGGGCGTCATGGTGCAGACGCCGGATGCCGGGCCCGCAATTTCCCACGATCCAGATGGCGACGGTAGCGATACCTACGTGCGCCACGAAGCGATCGAGGTGCTGGCGTCGTTCTATGGTCCGAACGCCAAGCAGTATGCGCACCAGCTGCTCGACGGTCTCGCCATCCCGCAGAACCTTGAGCAGTTGAAGACCAACGACATGCAGTCGGTCGACACCGGCGAGATCCGCCCGGCGCCCGACCTGGTCAGTGAGCAGTGGATTCGGCGATATGACGTCATGCTGAATTTCCGCCGCAAGGTCACGCGCAGCTACGCAGTGCTGAACATCCTCTCGGCGGGCGCCACGATCCAGACGCCGACGACCACGACGCCAGTCAACGTCAAGCCGTAATCCAGTTTCACCCCATTCCACAGGCCCGCCGCGAGCGGGCTTTTCCATTTGGAGCGGTCCATGCCGAACACTCTGCCGGTTTCGCGGCTCATCAATGTCCTGATCAACATGTCGCCCCAGGCCGCGCAGGGGGCCAACCTGAACACCGGCCTGGTGCTGGGCGCCTCGTCGGTCATCGACCCGGGCGAGCGCTTCCGCGCCTACCCGTCGGCCGCTGCCGTGGCGAACGACTTGGGCCTCGCGTCGCCCGAATACCAGGCTGCCGCCCTGTATTTCAATCAGACCCCGCAGCCCCAGTCGCTGCTGGTCGGCCGCTGGGCAAAGACCGCGACGTCGGCAAAGCTGAAGGGCGGCCTGCTGTCCGTGGCGGCTCAGGCCATGGCAGCGTGGACCCTCGTTTCGAATGGCGGTTTCAACATCACGATCGATGGCACGGTCAAGAACGTGACCGGCCTCGATTTCACCGCGCAGACGAACCTCAACGGCGTCGCGTCGGTGATCTCGACCGCGCTCGGCTCGGCTGGCTCGTGCGTCTGGAACGCCAGTTATAGCCGCTTCGAGATCACGAGCGCCTCGGCTGGTGCCGGCACGCCGGCAAACGGCACGATCACCCTGACGGGCAATCCTGCCGCGAACGACACCGTCACGATCGGGGGCACCGTCGTCACGTTCGTGGCCGCCAACCCGACGGGCAGCCAGGTGCTGATTGGCACCACCGCCGCTCAGACGGCCGCCAACCTGCAGGCATTCCTGCAGGCCTCGGCAGACACCAACCTGGTCAAGGCCAAGTACTCGACCTCGCTGGGTGTGGTGACGGTGACGTATGGTTCGGTGGGCACCGGCGGCAACGCGTTCACCCTGGCCAAGTCGTCGACCAACGTCACTTTGTCCGGCGCGACCCTGTCCGGCGGTGTCAATGCCTCGACGATCACCTATGCGACCGCGCCGGCCACCGGCACTGATATCTCTGCGCAGCTGGGTCTGACAACTGGTGTCGCCTCTGTGCCGGTCAACGGTGTAGCCGCTGAGCAGCCGGTGGATGCGGTCAACGCGATGGTCTCCAACTTCGGGCGCCAGTTCCTCGGCATCACGTTTGCCGACACGTCAATCACCGATGCGCAGCATCTGGCGGTGGCCGCGTACGTCGAAGCGGACCAGGCACACCTGTATGGCATCACGTCGCAGGAAGCCGCGGCGGTGGATCCGACGCAGACCAGCGACATTGGCTACCAGCTGACGCAGCTCGGCTACAAGTACAGCTTCGCTCAGTGGTCGAGTTCGAGCCCCTATGCGGTTGCCTCGATGCTGGGGCGCCTGTTGACTGTCAACTTCAACGGCAACCGAACGACCATCACGCTGATGTACAAGACCGAGCCGGGTGTCGTGGCCGAGTCGCTGAACACGACCCAGGCCAACGCGCTCGACGCGAAGAAGTACAACTACTACGTCAGCTACGACAACGGTACGGCGATCATCCAGAACGGGTGGTCCCCGAGCGGCATCTTCATCGACTCGATCTACAACGCGATCTGGTTCCGCAACCGCGTGCAGACCGATCTGTACAACGCGCTTTACACGACCCCGACGAAGATCCCGCAGACCGATGCAGGCAACCAGATCTTGGCCGCGACCATCGAGTCTTCGTGCGCGGCTGCGGTCAACAACGGCTATCTGGCAGCGGGCGTCTGGAACCAGTCCGGCTTCGGCGCGCTGAACCAGGGCGACACGCTGTCGAAGGGCTACTACGTGTACGCCCCGCCCATCTCGTCGCAGGCCCTGTCCGAACGGCAGGCCCGCAAGTCCGTCCCGTTCCAGGTCGCGGCTCTGGAAGCCGGCGCGATCCACTCGATCTCGCTGACCGTCAACGTTCAACGATAAGGTGAACCATGCCCTCGTATAGCTTCAAAGACGTCACCGCCACGTTGGTCGGTCCGACCGGTATGTTTTCTCTGGGCTATGGCTCTGGGAATGCCGAGGAAGGCATCGACGTCGTGGCCGCCGCTGACAAGAACACCATGACGGTCGGCGCCGACGGTGAAGGCATGCACAGCCTGCACGCCGACAAGTCCGGGCAGGTCACCGTGCGCCTGCTAAAGACGAGCCCCATGAACCAGAAGCTGCAGGCCGCCTACGATGCGCAGGCGATCAGCGCAGCGCTGTGGGGCAAGAACATCATCACGATCTCGAACACCGCCGCGGGCGACCTGCACGTCGCGCGCGAGTGCGCGTTCAAGAAGAAGCCGGACATGAAGTACGCCAAGGACGGCGATATCATCAGCTGGGTGTTCGACGCCATCAAGGTCGACTCGGTGCTGGGCACCTACTGATTGGGGACGTAGATGCAGACGATTGAATTTGATATCGCCGGCCAGTCGTACCGCGCCGGAAAGCTCGACACCTTCAAGCAGTTGCACGTGTCCCGCAAGATCGGGCCAGTTGTGCCCAAACTGCTGCCGGCGTTCCTCAAGATCGCCGAGTCGGCAAAGACGGGCGCGGCAAAGGACGATCTGGACGGCATTGCCGCCGCAGTCGAACCACTCGTTCAGGCGCTCGCCGCCATGACCGACGAGGACTTCGACTACGTGGTTCACGCATGCCTGGCGGTTGTCCAGCGTCAGCAGCAGGGCAACTGGGCTTCCGTCTGGGTGCCTGGCGGCGGCCTGATGTTCGACGACATAGACCTGGGCGCCACGGTCCAGCTCGTCGCGAAGGTGGTCTGGCACAGCCTTGGCCCTTTCTTGTCCGGGTTCCTCGCGAAAGTTCCGGCGATGAACCCGGCGCCCCCCGCGGCATAACGTGGTCATGCCTGCCTGATGGTCTCGACTGGCTGATGCGGCCGGTCGTGAAGGGCATGTGCCTGTATGAGAGCCTGAAGGACGGCACCATCGACCTCGCGGACATTGCGCTGATGAATGAGGCGCTGGACGTGCTCGCCGAGAACACGCAGTTGGCGCGGCAACTCACCGAAGACAAACATGGCAGGTAACGTCGACACCATCCGCGAGTTCCTCGTCTCGCTCGGCTTCAAGGTCGACGAGCGCGGCCAGAAGAAGTTCACCGATGGCGTCCTCGCCGCGACGTTGAAGGTTGCGGAACTCGGCATCGCGGTCAAAACGGCATCTGCCGCTGTGGTAGCCAGTGTCACGGTTATCGCCTCGCAGATGGAGGCGCTGTACTTCGCTTCGCAGCGCACCGGCGCGGCGGTCGAGAACATTCAGGCGCTGGGCTTTGCCGCTGCCCAGATGGGATCCAGCGCCGAGGCGGCGCGCGGCTCGCTCGAGAACCTCGCGCGTTTCATGCGCAACAGCCCGGGCGCCGAGGGGCTCATCACGAGCCTTGGCGTCCAGACGCGCGCCGCCAATGGTGCGCTGCGCGACACCACCGAGATCCTCTCGGAGTTGGGCGGCAAGTTCGCCAACATGCCGTACTACCGGGCGAACGCGTACGCCCAGGCGCTGGGGATCGATGAAAAGACCCTGATGGCCCTGCGCGAGGGCATGGGGCAGTTCGGCGACGACTACAAGGACATGCTGGCTAAGGCCGGTATGGACTCGCAGGAAGCGGCAAAGTCGTCGCACGCCTTCATGAACGAGGTGCGCGCGCTGGGCTCGGCGTTCGTCATTCTGGGCCAGAAGGTGGCCACCAGCCTGACTGGCAAGCTGTCCGGTGATATCCGCCGCTTCCGCGACGGCCTGGTCGACAACTTCGGGCGCATCTCCAACATCGTCGAGAAGGTCGCCGGTGCGGTATTGACGCTGGCGGACATCATCAGCACGCTGGCGCTGCGCGGAATGCAGGCCATCGGCGCGGTGGTCGACTGGTTCAACGGGCTGGACGGCACCACGAAGATGGTGATGGCAACCGTCGCCGCCCTGGGCGTCGCCTGGAAGGTTTTGAACGCTGGATTCCTGGCTACGCCAATCGGCCGAATCGTGGCGCTCGGGACAGCCATCCTGGCGCTCTACGACGACTACAAGGTCTGGAAGGAAGGTGGCCAGACGCTGATCGACTGGTCAAAGTGGGAACCGGGTATCAAGGCTGCAGGCAAGGCCATTAGCTGGCTGAAGGATCTGCTCGGCGACATGCTGTACCGGGCGATCGCCGCGGTGGACGCTGTCGACGCCATCATCCACAAGGACTGGAACAGGCTGAAGTTCGCGGTCGGCGAGTTCCTGCACGGCAACGGCAAGAAGTACGGCGAATCGGAATCCGGGCAACCTGGTGCTGCGCCGGCGCCATCCCCGACACCGGCCCCCGCACCTGCGGCAGGCGATCCGCGCCAGCCGCGCGGGATTCGCAACAACAATCCTGGCAACCTGAACTACGTCGGGCAGGCCGGCGCCACGAGGGAGGACGATCCGAACGGGCGGTTCGCGGTGTTCCAGAGCGCCGAGGATGGCTTGCGCGCCCTGTCGGACCAGTTGCGCCGGTATGCGCAGCGTGGGATCAACTCGGTGCGCGCGATCATCTCGCGATTCGCACCGCCGAGCGAGAACAACACGCAGGCCTACATCGGCAGCGTGTCGCGACGCCTGGGCGTGGAATCCAATGCGGCACTCGACCTGAACGACCCGCGCCTGATGCACGGCCTGATGGACGCCATCATCAGGGTGGAGAACGGCCGTAACCCGTACAGCACCGAGCAGCTCGCTTCCGCATCGGCGGTGCGCGCGGCCGGCGGACAGGCGGCAGGTGCCGCGCCGGTCTCGCTTACCCAGACGACCACCATCCATGTGACTGGCGCGGCTGACGCGCAGGGTACAGCCGAGGCGGTTGGCCAAGCGCAGTCTGGTGTCAACCAGCGGCTGGTTCGAAACATGAGGACGGCAGTGGAATGAACAATCTGGCAAAGAGCGGCATCGCGTTGGCCGCGCTCACCGCTGCCGACGTGGTGAGCGCATTCTTCGCCCCCAAGCGATCAATGAACTCGTCGCTCGGTTCGTTCAGCGCCTATATCACGATCGAGGAACACCATCACGACGAACTGGTTATCACTGACCATCCCGTCGAGCAGGGCGCGGCGATCTCCGATCATGCCTACAAGAAGCCGGCCGAGTTGACTCTCACTCTGGGGTGGACCAACAGCAGCCTGGCGGCCGTCGTGTCGCTGAAGTTCGGCAACTACTCAGCCTACGCGTACGAGAAGCTGTTGCAGCTGCAGAAGATGCGCGAGCCGTTCAGCATCTCCACGGGCAAGCGCAAGTACCAGAACATGCTGATCCAGTCGATCGACACCACGACCGACGCCAGAACCGAAAACGCCTTTGTCACGACGCTGCACTGCCGCGAGGTGATCATCGTCCAAACGACCACCACGCAGCTGCAGCCGACTGAGAACCAGGCGCTGCCACAGAAGACTGGCCAGACGACCAACACGGGCACGAAACAGCCGCAGGCGACGAATACCAGCCTGTTATACCGGGGCTATTCCGCTGGCAAGTCGGCGTTGGGGCTGAACTGATGCAGACCTTCGAGATTCCACTGTCGGCCCAGCCCCAGGTGTTCAACATCACCCTGGTGGGCGTGCAGTACCAATTCACGCTGCTGTGGCGGGATGCGGCGTATGGCGGCTGGTTCCTGGACATCGCTGATGCTGCCGGTAACGCGCTGGTGTCCGGTATCCCCTTGGTGACCGGGGTGGATCTGCTGGCGCAGTACTCGTACCTGGCGTTCGGCTTCGAGCTGTGGGTCCAGACCGATGCGGC